CTGTTGATGGGAATCTGATTGAGGACCAGGGTTTCACCGCCGTGGATTCTCTTGGCAACGTCGTCGGTTCTTGCAGCGCAACGAACCCGATCACTCAACAGCCAGGCTTCAACTTCGCCTCAGTACCAATACAACTGAACTACAAGTTTCAGTTCCTGACTTCCGCCTGAGTGTGATGACCTTGCGGAAGATGACTAAGGCTCAAGGCCGGCGAAGATTGGCAGAAATACTCTCGAAGTCAAAGAAACTCTACATGAGGGGCTATATTTCGACAAAGGATCTGGATGCAATCGAGCGCATAGTCAAGACTCGCTCAAAAAAGATATGCTGAGGACGCGGCGCAATGGTGCAAGTTCCTAATCTCCAGTTCCCTGGTCAGGGCGGACAAGCAGCGCTTCCCCCAGGATATCGACCCTCTGACTTCCCTGGAATCGATTACACTCCCTCCAATGGCAATGGCGGTGGTAATGGTGCGAATGGAGGCACGCCAGGAGCACCATCCATCGGCATACCTGACAACTTCTGGGGTTTTGTCATGATAATGATGGGGATGCGGTGAAGATGGTTCATTCTTTGACGGGTTCAATATCCCCGCGCGTATACAAGTTACTCAAAACAACCGATCTGGACAGTCTAACAGACGACGATCTGATCTCCATAGGCAATCCGATCACCATTGAGGAGTTGAATCGAGAAGAATTGTATCGATTAGTGCTCGTTCAATTCGCCAGGCTCAGCGTAAAACAGGAATGGGATGGTCTCCTTGGTTAGATCAGAGGACCGTCGGCCTTCGAAGAGGGTCTTCCCACTACTTCAGAACCTCGACCTGGACAGTGTGACATTCGCCAACATCCAGAGCGTAGGCGATCCCATCACGATCCAGGACATGAACGAGCAAGAAATGTATGACCTCGTTTTGGTGAACCTGGCGCGTTTGGTTTGCTCCGGTGAATGGGACGGCCTGTTGTCTGCTGGTGGGGGTGGTGCTGTTGGAGAATTGCTTTCGGTAGGCCCGCCATCTGCATCTTACGTCTATGACTTGACCGGCCAGTCCCAGGGATCGCAAGCTGCAAACGTGGCTTTCCCTGAAGACACCATGTACCTGATCCCGTTTACTATTCCTGTTGATTCATCGGCGAATGATCTGCGGTTCAGTATTGCGTCGGGAACTTTCGATGGAACTTTTTATCTCTCAATTTACAGTCGTGTTGAAGCAAATAATCTCCCCAGCGAAAGACAAGGTACCACAAGTGCTTCCATCAGCAGCACGGGAGATAAGACCGTAGCGTTTGGTGCTGGCCCATCACTCGGCGCGAACACGATGTATTGGGCCGCTGTCTCTTGGGAGCGCACTAGCGGTTCCTGTTCTTTTGGTGGAGGTTACTACGAGTATGGGAGGAGCGGGATGCCTATTTTGGCATCCTCGGCTATATCCACCAATTCAGGCGGCTGCTTAACGTACAGTGCGTCAGGAGCGCACCCCGCTACACTAACTCAATCTTCGATAGGTGTATTCGTTGGAGCAGCACCCAAAATACGGCTCCAAGCCGATGCGGTGTGATTGTAGGAGTGTGAGGATAATGGAGAGATCATTCGAGGTATTCGGGTCTGACGGTGAAGTCATCGAACAGGGGATGATGGATGTCGACTGGATTCAAGTTCGAGCGGCGCGAGATCAGGCTCTCCTCGATTGTGACTGGCGCGCTCTGAAAGATGTGGTCTTGTCGACCCCGTGGCGTGACTTTCGCCAGGCGTTGCGAGACCTCCCCCAGAATCATGCAGAGAGCAACGACGCCGCCGACGCATGGCCGACTCCTCCTGAGTGATGTCGATGACCAAGAGAAAACCGGTCCAGGTGATCGAGTACCGCATCAGCCTCCAGGACAAACAATCCGAGCAACTCGATTCTCTCATCGCTGCGGTTCAATTCAAGCAGGTCACCTCTGGCCTCGGGTCAGTTCTCCAGGGTCTTGGAGTTCCAGAAATCACCAAGACACTCAAGGACCCGACCGAGATGCTCCAGATTTTCTATTCGATTGCGATGATTCTCGAAATCTTCGGGTACGAGACTGGTCTGCCAACACCTGCAGATTATCCACAATGGAAGCTCGAATACGAGGCGGCCCGAGCACAACGAGCCGCCGAAGGCGAGGCTGGACCAGTAAAGGGCGACTTTTCACTCGGCGCGATCATCTACAACCTATTGAACCCAAATTGGGATTGGAGCGCCCCCTGGTTCGAATTCACCGAATCTCAGAAATGAGACTCACTGGGAGGGGTGCTCAAGGTCCTCGACAGGGGGGGGGGGGGGGGTTGCATCCTCGATATTCTCGCAAATACAGCCATTGACCGAATTCCCACAAATTAAGCATATCATCCAAAGTGTCTCATCGCACCACTCGGCGAGCTCTAATTCGGTTTCGAGTTCCTCGCGCATCCAGTCCCAGCCCTGCCAATGATCGGTCCAAGTCCAGAATTGGGAGTTAATCATTTAATCCCCCTGACCAAATCCCTGCACCAGATGTGCATATCGCCTAATTTGTAATCGTGCCAGTGGACCGTGCCCACTGCAAACTCGACTTTACAAATTACACATCGGCTCATTCTTTCACCAGGAGTTCGAGCGCGTCGGCGATCCTTCCCAACTCACTTCGTAGAACTTCGATTCCATCTTCTTCATTGAAGGAACTCCAGACAGTCTCATGACTCTTGGGGGCGTGATGCCAGAACCAATTCATTATTCCCATGCGCCTTCAACTCCGTAGTAACATTCCAACTCGCCTTCGCAATCATGAAGGGGATTCGGTATCATCTCCTTGCACTCCTGGCAGGTGATCGCACACCACATGTCATGGTAGAGTGTCACGACTGTCTCGCATTGTTTGCAGATGACGACGAATAATCCCTCCATCAGAACCGCCCCCCTCGAATGGCTCGCGTCTCTTCCTTCGCCTCAGCAGCCAAGATGTCGAAATATACAGCTGGGGCGGAGCCTGGGTCATTGTCGCCCCGCTGGATGGACTCGATGCGATAGTTAGCCACCTTCAGATCCTTCTTGAGGCGGAGCATCGCACGGTCAAGCGCTTTTCCTCTCGCGGCATCGTTGCGGTTCTTCTTCTGGTTGACCTTGTACAGCGCAATGGCTGAACACACCCTCGCACTCTTCATACCCATTTCCCAGCCATCGTATACCTTCCATGCGTCGTGATCGAGTGCGATGGTCACTACCCACCTTCCAGCCTTTCTCTTTACCATGACCCCTGCTGAGAAGAGATAGGTTATCAACTTTGCGAACCGCCGCCGACGCTAAGAAGCGGAAATGCTTGCATTTCGGCTTCGCGCATCAGCATGCGCACTGGAAAGACTCCGTTTTTCACAAGGACGATAAGCATTTGGAGGGAGGCGCCCGAAAATGTCCTGTTCGACATGATTATGGAGGTTGCACGGTCGTTGCACGGTCGGTACACGGCGGTTGCACGGACATGGTAGGCATCGAAACGACGATATTGGCCTTTCTGGGCTTGCTAAACCTCTGTGCAATCGGATTCCTGGCTCACTGGATCAGAATGCACCTTGACCAGGGGCTGAATGACATCGACGAGAAGCTTGCAATCGCGATTAAGACCCTGATCGACAAACTAATGGCTGGCGAACTGTCAGAGTTCGAGCCTCCGAATGCAATACAAGTCGCGATAGGCGATTTCATTCGCTCGATCGCGCACCAGAAGATGAACACGATCAACGCGACGGTGACAGAACGCGACGCGGGTGGTCAATTTGTTCCCCCTCAATCGTTTGAATGATAATTATAAGCCTCCTTTCTTAACAGAATGGACATGGCACGCCGAAAGAAAGCAAAGCGCCGAAGATCGCCCAAGACAATCAGTCTCCTGAACATCGCGGAATCGTACGCGTATGCCAGCGTCCTCACCGGCGGCGTAATGGGGAATTCCCCGATAGGCGTTCTCGGATTCGACGGATCAGCGGGCGGCGCTTACGGCATGGCGACCACCAACGGTACGGCAGGTGCGATGACACTAACGTCAATCGTCTCAGACCCTGGCACGTCCTTCGATGCGATGTCTGCAAACTTCATGGCTAACTATCAGGCGATGGCTGTGTCCTCTATCGGCATCGCTCTGACCTTCAAGTTCGCGAAGAAACTCCTACGCAAGCCAATCTCGAACATAAACAGAAATTTGGCGAAGCCCCTGGGCATCGGTGTGAGGCTTTGAAATGGCCACGACAACGATCACGGGGAACTTGGTCTGCTCGGACGGAACCAACATTCCCCTCAAAAAGGAAATCGTCGAGGGAACTCAGACAAATTTGACCACAAATACGGTCTACACCGTGACCGCAGCAGAGGTCGGAGACTTCGCACCAGGCAAGACCGTCGTCGGCGGACTCGTCTCGTGCACGAATGGGGTGGGATTCTGCTACATTCTTAGCCAGGGCCTCGTCGCGGCGATCATTCCCTGGTCAGTGTGTGGCGCTGTCACTGATGGACAGCCGGCATTATGCCAACCATACACGCTCAAGGCCGGAGACATCGTTCGCGTCATGTCCCAGACCGCAGCGGATCGCGGAGCAAGCGCCGGACTCTACACGGCTCGCGGAGTCTCGCGTATCTTCCATGTTACACCGACTGGTGGAGCAACGAACGAATTAGTCGATCTGCAAACAGGCAACTCGATTGGCGACACGCTCCAGGGCGACAGGATTGTGAAATGGTTCGGAACTTCTGTTGATGGGAATCTGATTGAGGACCAGGGTTTCACCGCCGTGGATTCTCTTGGCAACGTCGTCGGTTCTTGCAGCGCAACGAACCCGAT